TCTGCATCCAGTATTGCTCCAATGCTCTTGGGCAAAGGGTTTCCTGCACCTTCATGCGTCCAACGGTGATATTCCGCTGGGTGAAGGCAGTCGTGCCGGAAGTTTCGTAACCGCAGGTATCACCGCTTTGAATCAAAGCATCGGTGTCCATGAGGTTGAGGGCAGCAGCGAACTTGATGCCCACCTGCTTGGTGAACAAAGACGCTGAACGGGCCGAGAACACAGCCTTGGTGATGAGAGGAAGCCTCTCTTGGTCGGTGTAGGCGTTTAGATTGCCAAAATTGTATGCCATTGTTAATGGGGGTTTAGGGGTTTAGTTTTTTTTGAGTGATTGAAGTGCTTGTGCGAGTGCGTTGAAGTTCTGCGATGCTTGAGCCTTGCGTTGCTCAACGATTGCTGAACCGCTTGCTTTTGGGGCTTCGGCAGGGAGTTCGCTGACTTTCTCAACGATGTCGGCCATGGTTTCAACTTGGCTTGCGAAGGCAGACATTTTCTCTTTCATCTTTCCCATCTCGGCATAGGCTGCCTTGAGTTCTTCCATGATGGCTCCGAGGTGCTTGGCAACGATGGCCTCCACAACTTCGGGGGTCATGGCAGGATAGGCTTCTTTAATTTCTTCAGTTACCTCAACGGCCACTTCGGGAGTGATTTCAGCAGCAACGGGCAATGGCTCGATGACCGGGGTTGCTACTTCAGCAGCGATGACCTCGACAATCTTGCCTCCTTCGGTCTTGATAGTTCCAACGCCTTCAACGACGTGTTCGCCATCGGGGGCAGGGAGTGTACCATCTTCGGCAACGACGTAAACGGCAGTCCCGGCAACGAGGTCGCCATCCACACGGACAACCGTGCCGTCAACGAGTTTGTAGTCAGCGAACGACTGCTTTTGAGTGCTGAATTTGCGGAGTTCAGTCCGCAGGGATTCGATTGCGTTTTTCAGGTTCATAGTTGATTGGATTTGTAGTTGGGGGTTAATTGTTGCAAAAAAGCGGTAAGTTCATCGGCAAGGCCAGCGAGTGCGACCTCCAGTTCGGATTCAGTCTTGTCCATACCAAAAAGCCCCTCAACGGAGAAACCCCGGAACAGGTTGCGGTTGTCCCAAACCTCGTCATTCTCGACTTTGAAGGAGCCGAACCAAGAGCCGTCGGGTGTGTCCTCATAACCTTTTGGAGGCATCACACCACGCTCGGAGTCGGTGATGTAACTCTCGAACATAAACACTCCATCCAGTTCAGCGTTGTGATAAGCGTTCACGTTGTGCTGGTTGCCTTGCTTGAAATACTTTTGGACGATTTTGCGGATGGTGGCCTTATCGAATACGACGTAGTACTCACCGTAGGTTTCGTCCTTGCGAAAGATGGGAGTGTCTGCAAGCATGAGAGGGCCGGTAAGCACTCTCCGCTCGCCTGTTTCGGTGAAGCGTTGTGGTGTCTTTGAGAATGCTTGGAATGGCCGTTCAATCGCTGGCATATCGGTGAGGGCCACGAATTGTACCCCTTCATCCACTTCATCAACGGTCATTCGGTATATGGGTAGTTCCATAGTGGTAAATGTCCTACGCCCCTAAAGTTGCAAATTCCTCCAACCTCCGAACCCTGCGAGTGCTTTGGGTGATGTCCCGTTCCACCACATAGGCTCGCATAGGCGATGAGCCTTGGCCTTGGCCCATTGCAGCACCATCGGTTCCAAGCATGGTCGTTTGTGGGTTCGCAAAGATGGGAGGAGGTGCAACCTCTCCGCCTTCACCACCCCCGGCAGTTAACGCTCCACCACCTCCACTTGCCGAACTCCCTTGGAATTGGGTCTTACTGATTTTGGCGACCTGCGCCAAGCCTGTTGCAAGGGCGATACCTGCGTCAATGAACTGACGACCCGTTGCAAGTTTAATCGGGTTCCCTCCAGCAGTCAGGGCAGCGGTTACGGCCATGAAGGTGTTGATAAGCGCTTGACCCATGCTGGCCTTCTTGTTTATCTCAAAGGCTTTCCGTTGGTCTTTCTCGGATTTGCCCAAGCCAGCGGTCAGCAAATCACCAAGCGCACCAACGGCATTTGATGCCATCTGCAAGTCCTGTTGCCTACGATTGCGTTCAATCTTCGAAATTTTGTCTGCACTATCCTCTGCAATGCCTTGCTCTTTAAGTCGCATTTCCTCGGTCAGCAGAATATAGGCTTTGGCAAACTCGTCCGAATCCGTGAATCTCTTTTTGAGGTCTGCTTCCCTTTGTTTCTTTTCTTCCCGAAGGATTGCAAGTTTCTCATCTCGCAAAGCCTTTTCCCTTGCGAGTTCATCGTTTATCCTGCCAATTTTAGCCAAGCGAAAATTCTCGGCTTCTTGACTGGCTGCCGAATCCATCGCCCTCAAATCCTCTGCATCTTTCTTCTGCTTTTCTATTGCATCGGTTCGCAGTTTGGTTTGATATGTTAGCCTTGCGACTTCTTTCTCGTGAATCAGTTGCGCTCGCTCTTCTTCTTTCTCGGCTGCTGCAATCCTTGCGTCATAAGCAGCCATCAAGAGATTCTGAACCTTTGCCTCGCTTTCGCCCCTTGCCTCCGCAAGTTCAACCTGCCTTTGTGCCAATTCGGATACGGCCTTGAGGTCTTTCGTTTCAATGCCCAAGAAATCCTTTACGACTTTTGTGAGTTTTTCCCAGTTCTCAACGAGCAATCCAACACCAACAATCGCTGCACCAATACCCGTTGAAATCAAGGCAGTCCTAAAGAGGCGAAGGCTTACGATGGTTCCTTTCAACGTCTTGTCGTAAAGGGCCGTTGCAATCCTGTTGGCCGTCATTGAGATAGCCGATTCCTTTTGCAGGAGGACCATTACCTGTTGGATTCCGTTGGCAATAGCCATGGTCGCATTGACCTGCAACAATGCCTTTTGGATGTCCTCGTTTTCCTCACCAAACAATGCAGCAGCACCTTGAGCGATTTGAAAGCCAGCAGCAACGCCTTGAACCGCTTGCGTGAATGCCTCAATGTTTTTAGTGTCCGAGCCAAGGTTTTTGACCCTTTGGCTAACATCGCCAATGGTGTCGGACAACTCTCCTGCCTCGGCTTCTAACCTCCTAAACTCTTCGGAGTTCTCTTGCCCGGCAACCGCAAGGTCAACGAGCGCACGTTGTAAATCACGGAGCCGTTTCTTTGCGGATTCAGTTCCTTGACCTGTTGAGTCCTTGAGTCCTACTTCAAGGACGATTTCTTTAGTTACTGCCATAGTTTTTATTTATCCTGCCATGATGGTAATCCCGACGCAACCTCCAAGACCTGACCTTCGGTTCCTATTGCCAAGTTGACCCAATCGGCTCCGTCCCAATACTTGATGTCCCCTGCTGCATCGCCCGGTGTGAAACCTTCACCTGCTGGACCGACCGCTCCTGTCGCACCCGTTGCACCGGGAGGACCTGCAACCGCTGGCAGTTCCTTGACCGATGGAATCGGAGGGACTTCGTTCGGGTAGTCCGAATCCGTTGCAGGGACAGGGCCGTCGTAGGGGAAGTAATAGATTTGCTTTGGGACAAACTCGGTGAGGTTGAGAATCCTGCGAAGGGTTACCCGGCACGGCTTCTGCTGACCTATCTCGTAGTCCCTGATTTCAAGCAGCCGCCAACGGACACCTCCGTAGTAGATGGGAGTGCGGAAGTCGAGTTGGCTGATGTCCACGGCATTGAGCATGATGGACAACTCCAACTGCATCGCCTCACGACTGACGGTTTCTTGGATGAAGTTCCACCAATAGATGTTGAACAGGTTATTGTTTGTGTATGCGTAAGGGTCGCTATTTGCGGCGACATTCACCGCATAGTACAACTGCTTAGGGATTCCAAAGGCAAGGTCAAAATCTGCTGCGTAAGGGTTGTTAAGGTGGCTGACAAAGGGCAGGCTCAACAACGACTCTGCGAGTGCTACCGAACCGCTGACCCCGTATTGATAGGCCCACGTCGTCGGGGCTTCGATGAGGTTGTATTGGGCTATCCTGTACCCGCTCTGCAACGTCTTGATGGTTCCCGACAAAGCGGAGCCATCCAAGTCCCAAGCCCTGCCGATTACTTTGTCGGTCGTGAAATTCGCAGGGATTAGAGTGCTGCAAGCGAGTTCGACGACGTTCTCGCCTTTGCCGTAAAAGTTGTCGGTCGTGAAGATTCGCCCTCCGTAGCCTTCCTTTGCCAATGGGTAGTTTGATTTATCCAACTTGGACAAATAGTCCCCGGCATCCTTGTACTTGAACACGATGGTCTTGTATTGGTTCGGGTCCCCGTTCGTGATGTTCTGCTCTGCATTCTCATCCGATTTCTGCGACCAGTCAACCACACCGCTGGAATAGAAGTCCACCCAAGGCTCCACGATGAGGTTCTTCGGGTCGGCAGGGTCCGGCATGAAATATAAGTTGAACATCTTTTGCAAATCTTGCAGGAGGTCGCTCTGCTTCACGTCAGCAGGCAGGGCGGTCCTCATGTCAATAAATGATGCAGCAGGGTTTTCAAGGCACTCCCATAAGACCGTTGCACCCGAAAAAATTGTTCCGGCTCCAGCAGGGTTGGTAAACACGAATCCGATATTTGCAGTCGTATTGGCCGGAATGGTTACGTTGCTGAAAATGGTGGCGTTTATTTGCGTATTTCCACTTGCATCTAAAGGTAATTGTAGGCCTGTTATTACCGCATTATCCGTTGAGTTGGTCAAGTTCCTGACCGACATATTAAACCTTGCCGTATTGCTTCCTGCACCAACAAGTTGTAAAGAATATGTAACGGTTATATTCCATCTCGTAGGAACTGCCGGAGCGACAAAGGTGCTTGACGAAGGAACCCAATATCCGGGCCGGTCGTAGTAGGTCCCAGTTTCATCTTGGAACCGCATCGTCAGGTTTTGATTTGTTGCCCCTGTAACCGCCCCCGTACTTGCAACAAAAATCGCAGACCCCGAAAGGTTAAGCACCAACTGCCCAGCAGCGTAAGGAATAACCAATTTTCCGAATCGCTCCGAGTTGAAAAAATTGGACGTGTAGCGATACCCTGCCTGTGCGAAGATGAGGTCCACCATCTTTTTGACATAGATGCTCGGCGTCATCTTGTAAACAGGCACGGCAAACCACCCCTGCGTAACTACGTCCGTGTAGCCGTAGGAATCTATCAAGCCGTAAACGTAACCACTTGCACCGCTTGCGGTCCAAGTCGCAGAAACATGGGATGAGGTGATGTTGTGGTTCATACCGCTTACCCCAACCGTTGTCGCAAGGAGGTTGCCTTCAATAGCCTTGAACAGGCTCACGTCCTCGGAGAACAAGCCGACCTCGTAGGTAACCTCGCCCCGAATCTTGGACATGGAAATCAGTTGCAGGACCCCGCTGAACACCTGCACCCCGTCCTCCCACATCGCTGCACGAATCTTCTTGTTCGGTTGGAATCCACCGACAAAGGACTGGATGTTGTAAGCATGACCAAAGCAGTCCCGGTTTGTTGTCGTATTAGGCAACGTGATTGTCTTGGAGAACGACCCTCTCCGCTTGGTAATGTCGGCAATGTCCTCCACCGAAAAGGTCAGGGCGATGTCGATTTCGCCCATAGTATCGAGGATGTAGGGAACCTCTGCGTTTGATTCGTTGAGAGGGTAGGCGATGAGGGTTACGCTCATAGGATGTTGTTCTTGTAAGCGACTGCAACCTCAACCTGCAACTGCGTGAGGCGGTCGTTCCTGCGAGTCGTGAATTGATAGGTGTTAGCGTTGACGATGGCTTCAACTAACTGCCCATCCAATTCAAGCCATACCTGCCCGGAGCGAACCATCTCAATCAGCCACTCGGATTCTGCATCCGTCAGCCAGTCCGAGTTGAGGGCGTAAACGTAGTCGAACTCCCCTGCCCAAACTTTGTCGTAGGTCGTGGTTGCGTAAACGTCCGAGTTGTAGCCGAAGGTTTGCCGGGTAATGTTGGCCCTCTTGCGGTTCTTCAACGTGAAGACATACGCATCAAGCCCGCCCCACTTGTTTTGGAAGTGAACCGGGATGGAGTTGAATCGCTCGCAGGGGCCTTTGATGTAGGTGTACTCTTGCCCGAAGTTGTCGTAGTTGTCCTCGTATAGTTCATTGAATCGTTCCTCCAAGCAGAATGAACTTTCGGCCGTGTCGGCTCCATCCGCATCGCAGCGTTGATTGAAGTCGTTCCAAGCGGAGTCCCCGAAGGCGATGGTGTAGTATTCGCCTTCATCGGACGGGAACAGGTACTCACCGCTGAACCCGTCGCTGGCTTGACCCGAAGTCAATGCCCGGACGTTGCTTGGCCCTGCACCAAAGCGGACGATTTGCTGCACCGCTGGTTGGCCGTTGTTGACCGTGTACTCTCGGACCAACGTACCCCCTGCCGTGTAATACCGAATGATGGCTTTATCAAAGTTGGCCGTTGTGGTTCCCTTCCCTTGAACGAGCCACCTCGCCTCGGTGTTGGAGTGCCACACGAATCGGGTCGGGGTGGTCAAAGCCAAACTACCCAAAAGCGTACCCGAAGGGAATCGAGTCGCAGAATTGTAGGACTGGAACTCTAACTGCTCCAAGTTTCCTGCAAATGCGATGACCCCGCTGACGGTCGTTACCGTTCCCGTGTACACGACTGGGGTGTTGCCGTATTCGTCGAAGAAGTCGAGCCTGTAACCTGAATAATACCCGGCATGATTCACGAAGCCCGTTTGGGTCAGCGATGGCTTAGTCGGGGCAATCAGCGTTTCAACGACCTTGGCAACGTCAAAGAAGCCGAAGTTGGTGGTGGGCAGTTTGTCGCACTTGAGCCGTGCGAATATCGTCCCCGCATTGTTTTTGACATCGCAAACGAATCGGTAATTAGGCTGGGCTATCTCGTTGCTGCTGACCTTGAAAAGCATCTTGTTGTAAACGGGTGTAGCCACTTGGGGCGACCCTGAAAGGACGGTTGTTGCCATTTTACAGTTTGGTTGCTACGCTTATGGGTTTGCCAAGGGTTTCAGCGATTGTGTTCACCAAGACATCTATCGCTTCGGGGGATAGGGCGTTAGACATGAAGTTTGTGGCCGTTGTGCCTTGATGGTAGACAAAGTACGCAACAGACCTGCCATCGACCAATCCCTGCTCCTGCTTGGTCCGCATCCGCTTGAGTTCACGGGAATAGGTCGGCACAACGAGTTTGCTCTTGTTGGCTATCCAATCAGCCATGGCTTGGGCAGGTGGGAACTTGTCTTTGTATTGGAATGGCGACCTCGGAGCCTTTACGCTTGACGTTTTGCCTCGCACCCCTTGGTCCACATACTTCCAGTAGGGGTTAGCCATGATAGCCACCACGATTTGCTTTGCGGATAGTTCGATGTCCTCCGGCACGATAGATGCCGATAGCGTTCCCCCTGCATTTGCGTTGGCTACTTCAAGGTTCTTCTTCGCAAGTTCGATGACATTCTTTACCCACTTGACCAGCACGTCATAGGTTGGCGACTTGCCTCCACTCTTGGGTCCTGCGATTGAACCAATGCCCTCAAGAGCGGCTTGGTCGATATCTTTCATCGAACCGCTGCCGAACTTGTTTACGGACTTACCATTGGCGAGGATGATTGTCTCCATACGGGTAAATGTCCCCTGCCGAGGATAGTGTCTATCTGCGCCTCGCTCTTTCCGCCTCCATCCGTTCTGCCTCCAAAATGTCGTGAATCAATAAGGCGTAGTTCAAGAACTCAACCGCCTTCATGGCAAAGATGGCATCGAACTTGAGAACGTCCTTGTTAGCCATCCTCCAAACCACCATCAGCCATCCGTAGCCAGCGAGCGGACTTACGTCAACTCCCCTGCCTTCGTCATCAGGTGCTTGGAATAGTCGCTCAAAACTTTCAAGTAGGATTCTGAACTTAGCAAAAAAAAACTGACAACGCCCCAAACGTCCCCCACTTTAGCGTGTTTTTTCATCAGTTCGGCACGTTCCGCATGGGCAGCCCCGTCGTATTTTTTCGGGAAGAATCCGAATAGACCTCCCTCACGGCAGAGGGTCGCCATGATGCGGTGGAGGTTCTGCAACAACTGCTTCTCGTCCGTTGTGTTTGCGTCCATGAGTTCAATCAACTGCCCAGCAGTCAACTCGTCCGTGAACACCGTTGGAATCCACCACTTGCCCCCGGCTTTGAACTTCCGCTTGTAGCCCAATGCAGGCAGTGCGTTCCACTCGCTGATAATGGCCTTGTAGCGATTTAGGACGCTCTTGGCGGACATCTCTCGGACAAGTGATATGTCCACCCCCTCAACGATTGCGACGACCCCTGCACGCTTGTCGTAGTCGCCCAGCACGCTTGAAAACTCAATGGCTCCGATGCGTTGGAACTGGTCGATGGTCAGGTCTTGGAGTTTCATAACTTAACAATCCAAGAGGTGTCGGTGAAGTACTGCAAGGGTTCTCCGAGGCAGTCCATGACCGCCTTTAGAACTTCGGGCATATAGGAGTCGTGGCCTGCGATGTAACCGCCCGGCTTGACCTTCGGCTTCCAAGCGTTGATGTCTGCAAGGACCGAATCGTAGGAATGGTCAGCGTCAATGTACACGAAGTCAAGGGAGCCATCGGCATATTGCTTGGATGCTTCGATGCTGGTCATCTTGACCTTGGTGATGTTGTGGTAGTTTAGGTGCATCAGGTCAAACATTTGCTCGGCTGGCATCGTGCCACCGAAGTCCCAAGTGTCAATGCAATGCAACTCTCCGCAATGCAGGGCGATGACCTGACTGCTCACCCCCGAAAAGGAACCGACCTCAACGCACTTGTCCGTTGGCTTCAGGTACTTTTGGCAAAGGTCAATGAGGCCGTCCACCCGGTTGTTGCCCGAATGGTAGTCGATGGGCAAAAAGTACATCCGAGGAGTGTTGCGTAAAGCGTCGAGTTGTTTCATCGCTTAAACAGGGTTTTAATGTTGGTGCTTCCGTGCTTGTAGTTGTTGGTCAAGTGAAAGACCTTGCAATGGTCCGCAAGTTCGCCCTGCTCCGTGAACTCCAACATCGGCTTCAAGCCAAGCGACCAAATCGGGAAGGACGCAAGGCTCTCCCTGAATAGACCGTTGTCGGGGATTTTGTCGAGTTCTTCGGGGTTCCGGGTCAGCACCTCCTTGAGCCTCTTGACGCTGAACATCCAAAAAGCGTGATAGTTGATGAAGAAGGGCAGGCTCACATAGTCCTTACCGTTGTACTGACACCAAACCGAACTGGGCAGGACCTCGTTCACGTCGGGGGTACATTCCCCTTCCTTGTCGTCGTAGGTTTCAATGCGAGTGAAGGATGGGTACAATCCATCGGCAAACATCGAATCGAACCGCTCCGTGAAGTTCACGAACCCTTCCTTGGGTAGCATCATGTCGTCCTCGAAGTAGGCCACCCAGTCAAAGTACTTGTAGGTTTCCTTGATGCGAGTCCGATGGACCGCAGTCAGCATCCAAGGATGCGATAGTTGCGTATGAGCGTGAACCGTTACGGGTTGGTTCGCAAGCAGCCCCACGACTTCGGGGTCGTTGGTGTCCACGAAAATGTCGGCTTGTACTGGGTAGGACTTAATAGCCTCGATGACCCGTATAAGGTTTGGCAGCCTTTCGGGGTTGTGGTGGTATGCGATGTTTGCGAGTAGTTTCATGCTCAAAAAGTTACAACGAATTTTTCAGGCGAAGGCCAGCCGGGGTTGGAATCAAAGACCTTGGTGTCGGGTTTCTTCCCAATCCAATGTTCGGCTTGATAGCGTTGCTCCCGTTTCGGCTCACCGAGTTCCTTGATGTGGCTCGACTTGGCCCACCAAAAGTTGCCCCCAAAGTACGGATAGCCTTCGGGGTTGTTTTGGTCAGCCATGTGTGGGAACTGCTCCTTGGTAATCCAATGACATCCGACTGCATCCACGCCTTCGAGCATTTGCAGGGACCGCTCCCATGCGACCACGTTGAAGAATAGCATCGACCTCCCCCAAAGTTGGGTGGTCAAGGATGGATTCGCAGCCCCCTTCGTATGAGCGTACAGGTACACGGCTTCCTCTTCCTGACTTGCTCGGTACATCTCGGTCAGCGTCGCCTGCTCCCAAGCATTCGTCCGGGTAACTACGACCTTGACCTTATCGGCTACCATCGAGTTCTCCAGCACCTCCTTGACCGCCTTGCGTTGTTCGGGTGGACCGACGATGCCGACACGAATCTCATCCAAGACGTTGATGAGGCCGTAGTTGCAGACCGCCATCATGTGCTGGTTCAAGATTAACTGCCAATTCCCTCCGCAATAAACGTGGTAGTAGTGGATGACTTTCATAAAGTCCAAAGGAGGGTTAGAAGGGTGATGATAAAGAAAACGGCTGCAACCGTCTTGCCAATCTCGATAAGCAGGTCAAGGATGCGTTCGGGGTTCATGGGGCAAAGTTAAACCACAACGTACTTTCCGGAGTTGCTAACCCGTAACTTATTGAGTGCCACATACCGCATCGCATCGCAGGCGTGGTTGAAGGAGTCAATCGGAACCCCCGTGTTCTTGCCTTCTTTGTCCGTCGCCCAAGTGTAGGACCGCAGTTCTTTAATCAGGTTTGTGCTATCCTTGGTTACCTGCAACTTGAACCTTTTGAGGATGTCGATGCCGTTCCGAACCGAATCGGGGCCTTTCTCTGCTGGCTTGATGTTAAAGCCAAGTCGGTAGATTTCCTCGATGCTCTTTGGTTCGGCAGAGTCCGCCACGATTTCCCAAGCCCGGGTAATCCCCAAGGACCGCAACTTGTCTGCGATGTCTTGGTTGGTCAGGCCCGTAGCGTAGAGCAGTTCTTGGATGAGCAGGCAGTCCCCTTGCCGGTAGATAGCGACCAATGCCGTAGGGTCGTTGCTAAAGCCCCAGTCAAGCCCAAGGGCGACGAATTTCGCACGGCTGACATCTATACCCTCCACCACCTCGAAGTCCTCGTATATCGCACCCTGAAGCGTCCCGACCTGACCAAGGCCGTACACCTTCCACCAGTTAGCCCAATAGGCTGACGTTTCGGCTTTGGTCTTGGCCTTCTCAATCTCTCGGATAATGGCAGGGTCAAGGGCTTCGTTGTCCTTATAGGTAACAAGCAGGAACTCGGCATCGGGGTCATTCATCAATTCGGTATGCGCCCAAAACTCTCGGACTGGATTGTAGTCAATGTAGATGGCGGTCCTTGTCCTGATTGCAAGTTGGTGATAGGCTTCCCATGTGATGTTGTTGGCCTCGTTTACAAACAGCACGTCCCTCCTTGCCCCTCGCATCTTGTCGCTCTGGTCAGCGGAAAAGAACTCGATGTAGGAGCCATGCGGAAAGTCATATCGGAGCAGCGTTCGGTTGTATAGTTCCTCTTGGTAAATCCCTGTCATGTTGAGCATCTTGAGGAAGTCCTTGAGCGCACCCCTGCGAAGGTGGGGGATGGATTCGGAAACTACCGAAATCTCAAGCGGACCGCATTCGGGGTTGGCTGCATAGGAGTAGAGCAGGGACAGGATGGCAAAGGTCTTGCCTGCCGATGAACCGCCTTGAACTATTCGGATTCTCTTGCGGAATCCATCAATCTTGATTGCCGTTGTTGTTGGTGTCAACTTGTAGTTTTACGCCCTGCCATATTGGTTGAGGCGATATGGTTGCAGCGACCTCCTGCTTGGGTTGACCGTACACCCGTGAGAGTAGGGTTTCCATCGAGTAGAGCGTTCCCTTCTCAATGGACTTGCGGATGGCCGAGGCGATGGTCTTTTCGAGGACGGTTGCCGTTGGGTTGTCCCAAACCGCCTTGACTTCCTCCAAGGTCATGGCCATCATGTTTTGGATGGTGTCGTTGATTTCGGACCGCTTGTAACCTTGGTCAATCAGGGTGCTGACGTACTTGCGTGGACGCCCATTGGGGTTGCCTGACTGCCCCTTCTTGAACTCGTGTTGCTTTATATCCTCGGCTCCCATTTGCTGTTATTCTGCTGTTTTTAGCCATTGATTGTATATTTCAGCCGCAACCTGTGCAGTCATTACAGGCGGAACTGACATGCCAATTAGATATTTTGGTTCAATCTTTTTAAAGTTGTAATCAAGGGGGTATGTTCCTATTTGACAAACTTCATTTTTTGTTGTTTTTCTTGGAATATCAAATAATATATTATTGTCTCCTGCGGTTACAGTATTACAAACTTTGTCCTTATACAATAATTTAGTCGTAAATGAATTTTGTTTATTCCCTAATCTTACATTAATAACCCCAAAATCGCCATCACCATATATCTTATTATTCCATAAATATTGCTCGTTTTTTGTTAAATTATTATATTCAACATCTTCAACAACTTTTCCAAATGGTATTGCATCCTCATTAAACCTTAACTGTAATTTAGGAAAATTTAAATCATTTCTTTGACAAATAAAAAATACTCGTTCACGTTTTTGAGGCACTCCCATACTTGCAGCATTTAATAAAAATAACTGCACTTTGTACCCGGCTACTTCAAATTCTTTTTTAATCCTGTGGACGTATGCTTTTGCATTGCCTTGAATTAAACCTTTTACATTTTCAGCAATAACAACCTTTGGCTGCAACTTTTTAGCCAATCGTATATAATCAAAAAATAAATCATCAAGCCGTTGTTCTGCTTGTCCCTCCCTAAATACTTTTGTCTTACCCCAATCTTTTTCTCGATTGCCAGCCATGCTAAACGAACTGCAAGGCGGTGAGCCGTCTAAAATATCAAGGTCATATAAATCTTTAGGAAATTCTAATCTATTTGCAAAATCTCGTATATCCTCAACAAATAAATATTTTGGATTGTGGTTTGTTTTGTAAACATCCGCAACTTCAGGGTCAATTTCAACACCACCTAAATGTTCAAATCCTGCTAATTTATATCCCATTGTTGAGCCACCTCCACAAATAAACGTGCCAAACACTTTCAGTCGATTGCTTTCGGGATAGCCGTCGGATAAATTCCACTTATACAAAAATCTATGTTTACTCATTGCCAAGTAATTTCATTAAGGCTTGTTCGGGAGTTGACGCTATTTGCGCTAACTGTTTTTTTACTTGCCAGTATTCGTCCTCGTTAAAATTCAGTTTTAAAGTCATTGTAGCATCTAAGTTGTCTACATCAATTTCCTCATTTTTGTCTGAATAATCAATCTCTGCTGGGGCTTTCCAAACGTCAAGTCCCCACTCTTGCAGTTCTAACTCGTCCCATTGGTTCGCCAGCATATCCCAATCCCACTCCCCTCCGCTTACGTTGTCCTTAATGATAAACTGCCTTTGCTTGTCCTCGTCCCAATCCACAACATGAATCGGCACGTCCTTCCATCCAGCCTCACGCATGGCCTTGAGCCTCATGTTACCTCCAAGCACAACCATATCGGTATTGACCACAACGGGACGAACCTCGGCCATTTCGGGTAGGTCTTTGATGGACTGCACGAGTTTCTTGAACTTGTCGTCCTTGATGACCCTTGGGTTATTCGGGTTGTTCTTAATGGTTCCTATGGGTACTCGTTTCATTTTGCTTGCTTTTGTTTTGAAATTAAGTTGTTATCAATGAGCGCAAAATTAATATTTGGAGTTCTTGCGTAATCATCATTAACGTCTACGGGCCGATTATCTTCAACCAGTTCTTGGCTCTTGTATATTTTTACGTTCTTTAATTTGTGTTCACATATAAGGTGGTCTAAACTTCCACCATAACTTGCCGTTAAAACCAAGTTTGAAGGTATTTCGTTAATTCTTTTTACCCAATAATTAAGGGACTTCGTGTAGGCCCAAAACTCAACGCTTGGATTTTCCCTACATATTGACAACCACATATCAAAATAATCTTGATTGAAGAAATCCCCGCTCATATGAATACGCACGGCCTTACAGTTCTTTGGTATTATTGGCTTAATTCCGGCTAAGGCCGTTTCAAAGTTTTTCCATCTTGATTCCCTAACGCCCGGGAACCTTTCTGCGCTTGCAGCGTAGCACTTATACTGCCCTCTTTTTATGTCAAACTTACCTGTTTGTCTATTTACAGTAACCTTGCATTCCTTAGCGAAAGGGCAGGTACTGCCCGTCGGTAGGTTCCACTCATAAACAACCCCCGTATAATAAGTTTTTCTTTTTTGAAATCCACTCATCAGTATTCGATTTTATCAATCAGTTCGTCAATCTTGTCCACTATCTTCATCTTGACCGCAAACGCATTCGGAGCATTGGAATCGTCCACCGCTCCGATGCAGTCGCAAAGGGTGGTGATGACCATCATGAGCGAGTCCATCCGAGCCTGCACTTGGGCTTCGTCATCCTTCGCCTTCGAGTTCGCCAAGTTCCCGGAGTTTATTCCTGCTCCATGATAAAGCCGACTTGCCTCCCCAAAGGAGATATGAGATGTAACCGCAGTCCGAGGTATCGTCTGCATTGTCGTAGTAGGTTTCTGCCCTTGACAGGTAGGAGTGCATCCGCTTGATGGTTTCAAGGGAGATGGCTTCCCCGTTGGCAAGTTGCTGCGCCCGGACCTTACCTGTTTGGGTAGCGCACTTGTTGCCATTCCTTTCGTTGAGTTCTATCCCTCGCTTGGCGTTGGAGCGAATCTCTTGGCCGTAGTCGGAGTATGACTCGAACTGCTGCCTTTTGTGATTCTCCCACGTTGAGCCACAAACCGCAAGCCGTTGAGCCGTATCAGGGAACTCTGCATTGGCTTGGTTATTGCTCATGCAGCGACCGATGAAGCCTTCCTTGCTTTCGTTATCCTTCGGAATTGGTAGGGGCATTCAGGGAGTGGTTTATGGTGTTTTGGTTGACTTCGAGGAACAGGTCCGCTTGCAGGTAAATGTATTGGAGAGCCGATTTTACGCAGTCAGCGCACCACCAATTCGTAGGCGGTCGTCCGTGAGCGGTCAGGATGGCTTGCAGTTCACCAACCGCATCGGGTGGTAAGCGCATCGTTAGGGATGCCACATATTGGTCCCAGTACTTGCGGTGCTTTTGGGCCACTATGAATTGGTCGTTGGTCATTTGAAGGTCCATTCCCGAATAATTATTGCGGTGGCAGATGAGGCAAGACCGAGGATTGGGGCCAAGTACCATTGGCAGGTCGGCAGGGTCAGGGCAACCCCAAGCCAAAACCCTAAGCAGGTCATGCACGAAAACGGCTTCCGCTTCGCAAAGGACAAAGCGTAGAACCATTCCGGCAGGACCCGGAACTCCACGACTGCAAGGGTCGTCAAGGCACTAATCAGGATGGGATAGACCAGAATATCCATTGGACTCGATTGCGGTTTTGATTTTGGCTTTGGCCTGTTCGATGGAGTAGATTATTGACCTGTACGGGATGCCCGTTTCCCGGCTCATCGCCTTCATATTGCCTGTCTGCATCAGCAGGTTGAGAAGTTCTTTGTCGTAAGGGAACGCTCCGTCCTTTGCCCAAGAGTCCATCTCTTGCTGGGCAATGGCCCAAAGGTCGTCAAGCAGGGAGTCGTAGTCCTTGCTCAGTTCTTGGGTTTCGGGGTCTACCTCGACCCTCTCGTCGTGGTGGCGGTACTTCTTGGCGAATTGGTTGTTGTTGCCCCGGTACAGGTTCATGATGAGCCGAACGATGTAGAATCGCAGGTATCCCTGCACCTGCATCTTGGTAATCTTGTCGGGGTCTTTTTCAAGCAGAATCAGGACGACCTCTTGCTCGAGGTCCTTCCAAAGCGGATTGCCCCCCGTGATGGTGAGGCAAGCCTTGCGGATTTCTCCGCTGCGATAAAGGTCAAGGATGGTAGCCTCTGCGTTCACTCACGCAAAGATGGAGGGGGTTCTCGCTAATGTTGCAAAAAATCCCGTGTCCTGTTCAAAACCTGTGTACGAAGGAATTTAATGTCGGGCCTCGCTCTCATGTTTATCGCAAGGATTTCGAGGTTGTGCATCACGGTCGCGTGGTTCCTCTTGATGATTCGACCGATTTGGCAGTAAGTGTAGAGGTACTCGGAGTAGGCGATGTCGGCAAAGATGCTTCGAGCCAGCACCAGTTCTTGGGTCTTAACGTTGCTCAAGATGTCATCGGGGCTGACTCCGACGACCTCTGCGGTATAGCCGAGAATGGTTCGTGAGATTAGGTCCATTTTAAAACGGGTTTGGGGGTAGTGGCATCCAATGGCTTACTTCGATTAGGAACCAAGTTTGGTGTTCGTAGTACCAACGGCCGTCGCCAAGCCATGCGTAGGCTTGATTCATGTCGGTCGTGAATATCAGGACTGGCTCGTAAGGTGTCGGCATCCGGTCCAAGCATTTAATCCATTCCATGGTCAGGCGTTTTTGGCTTGGAGGATTCGACCGAG